ATCAAGTAATCCTACTAACGGAGAGAATGATGTTAATGCTTTTATGTTTAATGATAATGTTGCAAGTAATGTAGGAGGCTACTTTAATGTAGGTTCTTCTGATGTAGGACCAGGTGGAACAGGATCTTATTTTATTGCACCAGGTACCGCAACGATTGCAGGTAATTACTATCTAATGGAAATCTCTGCTCAAGTAGATGCGCAGTTAGAAAACTCAGACGGTACTTTTTCTCCAGTATCATCAGCAGTTCAGCTTTGTGTTGTTTCTAGTATTGGAGGACCTATTACACAGACCATTGCTACAGGTAACTTTACTTTTAATATGGCAACGAGTATACTTAATTATGATTCTCGTAATGGAGGTTACCAAATCCAAGCAGGTGATATCTTACAAGTCTTTATAACTCCTTCTGCTACTTATGACCTTTCAATGGTTGATAATACTTATTGGGACTGTACTGCTGCTCCTGGTGATTACTATGCACCTGCAGATTTAAGTTGTGAATATAGACAAATAGATTTTATTAAGGATGTACTTACAATGTTTAGGTTAGTGTTACAGCCTGACAAAAACAAACCTAATAACTTTATCATAGAACCTTGGCAAGAGTTTATAGGAAGTGGAACTACATATGATTGGTCTAATAAACTTGTAAGAGAAAAAGATTTTGTTAGTGAACCTCTATTTAATACACAGAGTGCAGAGATAGAGTACACAATGCAAGAAGATGAGGATTTAATTAATGCTTTCCATCAAGACAATACAAAGCATGCATACGGTTGGTTAAGGTTTAATAGTGGCAATGAATTACTTAAAGGTACAAGAGATGTAGAAGTCTTAGGGATTAGTCCAACACCAATAGATCAAATCAATCATGGAACTAATGCACCTCATCCTTATCCTCAATGGATCTTACCAACTATAATCGAAGTAACAGGAGAAAACTTTGATAGGTTACCAATTGTTACAAATACAAGATTCTTATTTTATAACGGAGAGCAAAACATAGCAGTTGCACAAGACGATTGGTATTTAGATAATGATACAGGAAATCCAGTACTTCAAACAACATGGCCTTTAGTTAGTCCTTATGAAAACTGGCCTGTGACACAAACTAGTTTAAATTTAAATTTCTTTAATGATACAAGATATTACATTAACCCAGATCCAGGTACAGGATACTATGATCAAGGCTCTACACTATTTGACGAATATTGGAGTAGATATATTAGTTCTATTTACAATAAGTTTAGTAGAAGGGTTACAGCATACTTTACGTTAAACAATGTAGACTTACAAGATTTAACTTTTGATGATTTAATATTTATAGACGGTAAGTACTATAGACCTGAGAAAATCGTTGATGCTCAAATTGGAGAAAGAACAGCAGTTAAGGTACAACTTATTACATACAAGGATAAACGCCCGGTGTGGTTAGATGAACCTTTAACTGGCTTCTCTGTTGTAGTAAGTGATGGAGATTGCTTTGGAGATCCTGGATCTGTACAAGTTACGACTAATGGTACTCCACAATTTGATTGGGAAATAGCAGCGATAGGTTTAAGTGGAACTTATAATGCTCCAGCTGGTAATGCTCCTTATATTTTTGATATTAATAATGTACCTATTGGAACTCACGAGTTAGTAGTAACCGATTCTTTAGGTAGAGATGCAACAGTAACAGTTTCAATAAGTCCTTCTTCATCAACACCAGTAACAGCAACATGGGTTGTAACAGATGCAACGGTATGTACGAATCCTGGATGTAACGGTGAAGTTGTAGTTACTCCTGCAGGTGGACAAGGACCTTATACGATTACATGGATAGATGGACAACCTGGATTTACTAGAACTAATTTATGTTCATTAGATTATCAGTTTTATATTACTGACTCTGTTGGATGTCAAAGTGATGTTTATACAGCAGAGATTAGTTGTGTTCAACCACCTATATTTAAATATGATGCAAGAGAACATTTAAATTCATGTACTCAGTTATCTGCGCAGTCATACATTATAGAATCACCATTTCAGTTACCTCTTCAACAAACTCTAACATTAAATGAAATACCTGGATGTTTCCAAATTATAGCAGAATCAACTAATACACCATCATATACTGTAGATGCGTTATCTGTAGATTGTGCTCAGTGTAGTGGTACCTCATTTAATTCATGGCAAATAGACAGCTGTGATACACCAACTATATCATCATTCTTAGATAATCCTACTACAGCATTAGCTCCAGGAGATGTAGTTACCACAAATGAAACAGGAAGTCAGTGTTGGGAAATAATAAGTCAAAGTATTGCTGCTCCAACCAAGACAATGAATAATAAGTATAATAATTGTACTGAATGCGAAGTAGCAAATTCTTTCCAATATTATGCATCCTTCTGTGATGGCAGTACTGCACCTTTACATTTTAACTCTGGTACAACATTAGCAGTAGGTAGCGTTGTTAAAGTTTTAGATGGAATATATGCAAATAAATGTGTTACGATTATTGTAGAAAATCCTGGGGCAACTACCTTTGGTAACTTAAATACATTCGCTGTTTATAATGACTGTGTAGATTGTGAATATCAACCTGGTGACAGAACATATGTAACACTACAAGAATGTGATACTAATCCTATTGTTCCTGCAGCTATATTAGCAGCAAGTACTACACTAATACCTACTACATTCCAAGTAGGAGATTTTGTTACTTTACAATGTCGTCCAGGATGTTGGGAAATCATAACAAAAGAAACTACAGGACCAGGTGTTCAATGGTTTGATTTAATAGATACGATATATGATACATGTACCGATTGTAATACCGCTGAAGGAGCAGTTACTTATTGGGAAGTAGAAAGATGCGCTAGTCTTCCTGGAGGTGGAACAACCGATGTTATAAAGGCATACTCTGGTCAAACTCCAGTTGTAGGTGATTTTGTAAGATACTTATTACCTAATAATTATGCAGGAGAAGTAACTGGAACATCAGCAACAGTAGCAGTAAGAACTTCAGTAATGCAAATAGTAACTGGCTGTAGCGATCCAGTAATAGGTACAAATCCATGTGGAACTAACCCTACATAATTCAAACACTTAATAAATTATATTTCTTAGTATATGGCACAAGAGGAAGTTAAAATAACATTTACCATTGACGGTATTGAAAAAGAAGTCAAATCTGTAGAAGAGTTACAGAAAGAGATGGGTAAACTTGGTCAAGAGACTAAAAAGGTTGCTCAAGAAAACTCAATCCTAGCAAAAGGTAAACAAGCATTTGCTGATATGAAAGCTGGCATTAAAGGAGCAACCGCAGGCTTTAAAGGTTTAAGAGGTGCTATTGCTGCTACAGGTATCGGTGCTCTGCTAATTGCAATTACATCATTAGTATCTTATTTTAAAAATAGTGAAGAAGGATCTAGGACATTAGCAATTGCAATGGAAGCCTTAGGTATCGTTACTGGTAAGATAATGGACTTCTTTAGTAATTTAGGTCAGATGATATTCTGGGCGTTTACTAATCCTAAGGAGGCGTTAATGAACTTTGTAGATCTTATAAAGGAAAACCTTATTAATAGATTTGAAGGCTTATTAGAACTCATACCACAATTAGGTAAAGCAATCAATGCACTGTTTAAAGGTAACTTTAGTGAAGCAGGTAAAATTGCAGCAGATGCAGTTGGTAAAGTAGTTTTAGGAGTTGAGGATGTAACCGATAAAGTTGTTGAAGCTACACAAGAAGTAATTAAATTTGGTAAGACTGTTGTTGCAGAAGTTAAAGAAGCAGTTGCAGTTGCTACCTTATTAGTAGATCAATTCAGAAACATTCGTAATCAGCAGCAAGCTTTAATTGTAGAGAATGCACAGTTAAACAAAGAAATGGAAACTCAACAGAAAATTGCTGAGGATACCAATAGAACATACGAAGAGCGAAAAGAAGCATTAGAAAAGGTTGGAGAAGCTCAGGTAAAACTAGCAGAGAACCTTGCTAAACAAGCTAAACTAGAAGAAGCTAATTTAAGACTACAAATAAGCCAAGAATCTAATTATGAAAGAAGAGAAGAATTAGAAACAGAATTAGCAGAAGCAACTGCCGCAAGGATTGATGCTGAAACTGCGTTAGAGACAAGAAGATTAGATGCAGCCAAGATAACCGTTGAATTAGAAAACGAAGAACTAGCACGTAAACAAGCTATTAGAGATAAGTTAGCTGAAATGGAGTTAGAAGATATTGAAAACGCGTTTCGTAGAGCAGAAGAAGAGTTAGCAATTGCACAACAGAAAGAACTAGATGAGTTAGATAGACTTAAAGCTACTGAAGAAGAAAAGCAAAAAGTTAAAGACTTCTATGCTAAGAAAGGAAAGAAACTAAAAGACGAAGAAGCTAAGTTTGAGATTGCATTACAAAAAGAAGTTAGTGAAGCAAACTTACAAGTAGCAAGTGGAGCTCTAGGTGCACTATCTAAATTAGTTGGTGAAAATACTGCTGCAGGTAAAGCTGCTGCGATTGCTGCCACTACAATTGATACTTACTTAGCTGCTCAAAAAGCGTATACATCACAACTTATTCCTGGAGATCCTTCTAGTCCAATACGTGCCGCTGTTGCCGCAGGTGTTGCTGTAGCAGGTGGTTTAGCCAATGTTGCTGCAATTATAAAAACTCCAACACCAGGCGCACAAGGAGGTGGAGGTGGCGGTGGTGCAAGACCAACTGCTCCAACGATTCCAGCATTTGATCCTAGTATAGCTTTAGAAGCAGGGGCTGGTGCAGAAGGAGATCTAAACGCAGAAGTTACTTTAGGAGAACAAAGTGGTTCAACACCAGGTGTAATACGTGCATACGTAGTATCTGATGAAATGACAAGTCAGCAAGAAGCTACCGCTAAAATTAATGACCTAGCAAGATTATAATAAATACATTATGAAGAAAATAATAGAACTTTTAATTGATTGGGAAAACCTTGAGTTTGATGACTTAGGTGTTGATGTAATGTCAATCGTAGATAAACCAGCAATTGGTGTAAACTTTTTAAAATTTGCTCATGAAGAATTTGTAGAACCTGAAGCAGGAGAAAGTGAAGATGAATTTGTAACGAGATGTATTCCTGTACTAAAAGGAGAAGGTTACGATGATGACCAAGCAGCAGCAATTTGTTATGCAAGTTATAGTACCGAAGATGGTTTAGTAGAAGTAGAACAAAAATTTGAAACTTATAACGATTATCCTAAAGCAGCAAGAGAAAACGCACAGAGAGCAATTGATTATGCAGAGAAAGAAGGTTGGGGATCTTGTGGAACAGCAGTTGGTAAAGCTAGAGCAAACCAATTAGCAAAAGGAGAAAACATTAGCGAAGAAACTATTGCAAGGATGGCTGCATTTGAACGCCATCGTAAAAATCAAAAACCATACGGAGAAGGATGTGGTAAACTGATGTGGGACTCATGGGGTGGTGATGAAGGAGTAGCATGGGCTCAAAGAAAACTAAAATCTATACGTCAAGAGAAGATGGAAGAGGCAGTTTTAAGATTAGCAAAGAAATATGGAGAAACCTTAGGTATAGATGATACAGTTTATATAGATACTACACAAACTAACTTTGTAAACGTTGGAGATTACTTAAAAGGTATAGTTGGCCTAGATATATTAGGTAAAAAAGGATTAGATGACGAACCAGAAATTAAATATCGTTATACAGGCCCGATATCGTCCGATAGTCGTAACTTCTGCCGTGCAATGGTACGTCTAAACAAAATATACACTAGAGAAGAGATAAATGATATGGACACGAGTATTAACACCGGGTTCAGACATGATGGACAAGCATATTCTATATTTCAATTCAAAGGAGGAGTTAACTGTAAACACTATTGGGAAGAATTAGAAGTTTATAAAGAAGGAAGATCAACGGTTGTTATGAGTAGAGGAAGAGCAAATGGTGATGCAGGTCGAGTTGCCTCTGCAAGTAACAACTATTGGAGATATCCTGGTACTTTTCAACAATTTGCGTTTAGCGAAGACGATGAACGTATAGTTGTAGGACCAGCTATGATACCAGATCAATTAATACTTCGTAAAGATGAAAACGGTATGCCATTTCACGTATTCTTTAGTAAAGACACTGTAAAAAAGATTGCAGAGAAGTTTTTTGAATATAATAAGCAAAATAACACCGATATAAATCACGATGATGATATAACTACTAATAATACACTCTTAGAATCATGGATAGTAGATAATCCTGATATGGATAAGTCAAAAGGTCTCGGTTTTAATGTTCCACAAGGTACATGGATGACTAGTTATAAAATAAATAATGAAGAAACGTGGAATAAAATTAAAGCTGGTGAACTGAATGGCTATTCTATCGCTGGTAATTTTATTGAAAAAGCAACTAAAAAGTAATGACAAACGAAGTAAAAGATACAATCGCAATGACCTCTACTATAGCAGGAGGAGGATTAGCAGTAATGGGGTTAAACGAATGGCTTACCCTAGCCCTATTAGTTACAGGTATTATTCTTAATGTAGTTAGAATAGTCGAAATGAGGAAGACTAAGAAGAATAAAGACGACTAGTACACTTTTGTCAATTTTACATTGATATATATTTCAAATTGTCTGGATACACTAGACAAGTTATAACTAAAAAACACTTTATACACATGACAGTAAATGACGCAATTTCAAAGCTACGAGTTATGCTCGGAGCTCCGACTGACACTGTTGTTAAAATGGAAGAAGAAGTTGTAAAAGAAGAAACTAAAATCAAAATGGCTGAGGCTACTTTGGTTGATGGTACTGAGGTTTATACCGAAGGTGAATTACAAGCAGGAGCAATTCTGTACGTGAGAGCTGGAGAAGGAGCCTCTGAAGATCCTTTTGCACCTGCTGGAAAACATGAAACAACATCAGGTATGCTAATCACTGTAGGTGAAAGTGGAGAAATCACAAATGTGGAAGAAAAAGGTTCTGAGGAAACAACTCGTGAAGCTGAAGATACATTTGAGGAAGAAGTTATTAAGGAAGAAGAAATCAAAAAAGATTTTGACGCCGAAGAACTTTTAACTAAACTGATGGATGCACTAAAACCTTACACTGAGGAAGTAAAAGAAATGAAAGAAAAGTTAACAATTCTTTCAGAAAGATTTGAGTCTGTGGCTGATGAGCCTGCAGGAAAAAAGGTACGTAACACCTTCTCAGAAAATTTACAAAACAAACAAACAAACGCAGAAGCGAGACTACAAAGATTAGTAGAAATCCGCAAAGCAAAAAAGTAACCCTAAAAAAACAATAAAAATTATGGCTTTTGATTTAACAGCGTTAACGGCTTACACGGATGAAACTTCATTGGATCTTATTGCAAAGGCGGTATTGAATACTGACCTAATGGAATATGTTGACATAAGAAGTGGATTGAGTGCAGGTACGGTAGCAATCAATTTAATGGACGGTGACTTAAATGTCGCTGATTTAGCTTGTGGATGGAATCCTTCAGGCGATGTAGCTTTTTCTCAGGTAGATATTACTATTAGAGATAAGCAAGTAAAAATGGACCTATGTCCAGAAGATCTTAGATCTTACTGGTTATCTCAGAGAATGAGTGCAGGTGCAAACCAAGAATCAGTACCTTTCGAGGAAGTAATTGCTGATTACTATGTAAAAAGAATCTCTAAGTATAACGAAGCTTACTTAGTAGACGGAGATGGTACAGGAACTGGTATTAAGGACCAAGTAACATCTGCAAACGGTGCAACACTATCTGCTGCTCCTGCTGCATGGACTTTAACAAATGCTGTAGAGCAAGCGTTAAATATCTTTGATGCAGTAAATGAAGCAAGTAAAGACAGAGACGATTTAATTATGATCGTATCACCTGCTAACTTTAACACGTTACGTAGAGCTTTAGTTGCTCAGAACTATTACCACTATGACCAAGGTGACGGAAGATCTTTCGAACTACCAGGTGCTAACATTAAAGTAGTAAAGACTTCAGGATTAACTGGATCTGATTACGTATGTGCAGGACCAAGTTCAATGATTGTTGCAGGTACAGGTTTAGAGGATGATATGTCAACAGTACAGTTCTTTTATGATAAAGGACAAGATGTTGTAAAATTCATCGCTAAATGGAGATTAGGTGTAGCAGTATCTCAAGTAGATCAATTCGGAACTAACGACTTGGCTTAATAACTAAAAACTAAAAAAAACAAGTAAACTATGGCATGTAGCAATTTAACAGCAGGTTTCACTTTAGACTGTAACGACTCTAACGGTGGTATTGATAAAATCTTTATCGCTAATGGACCAGTTGAATCTATTACTGAAACCGCCGGTACTATCACAGCAATAACTGTAGGTGGTTCCGCTTTAACGCCTAGTGACTTTTTTGAGTTCGAAGTTCCAAGACAAACTAGTTCTGCTACCGAAACGATTAATGTATCTCAAGAGAATGGTACAGTATTTTATGACCAAGCTCTTACAATGATATTCAACAAAATGGAAGCTGTAAAGAGAGATCAGATTTTACTGATGGCTCAAGCAACTAACATGGTCGTTGTTTTCAAAGACAACAATGAAAAGTTCTTTTCAGTTGGAGTTAAGAGAGGTGCGTTTATGACGTCAGGTTCATCTTTATCTGGTACCGCTTATGGTGACAGAAATGGATATGAATTAGTAATTAGTGGAATGGAAGAAGATCCAATGTTCGAAGTTACTAGCACTATTGTAGAAGCATAAGCAATTACAATAAATAATATTAAAGGGTATCTATTAATTTAGGTACCCTTTTTTAGTGCCATTGAATTAACTGTGGTGAATGTGGACTAAGATGAGATTTTTTAGTAGGAAATGATTTTTGATTAATCCAATAACCATTAAAAGATTTTGCATACTTAAATACTTTACCGTTAAGTTCTATTTGTGGTTTATAGTGAGCATGCGTAACCGTGTGGGTTTCACCCGGTTTGTGGGTTTCGTAATCAAAGATCTCTCCACTTAAAAGATACTTAATGTCAACTTGTACATCATAACTATAACCTATCTTAATACATTCTCTAAGAAGGTAGTTAACTCGTGTAGGATCTTGTGGACCAGTAATAGTTAAATCTATATCATTTGCTGGAGAGTCCTTTAAAATGCTTCCATGTACATATAGTTTATAATCATTCCAATCTAAATTACCTATATGACCTAACACTAACTTTACTATAGGATCATCTAATCCGTTAAGCTTTTGCGTGACATTGCAACTAAATTCACCAAACTTTAATCTTTTTTCCATACAATATATATTAGGTACGTACAACTCTTTGAGAAATTATATTTCTTAGTATAAATAAAGGTTAAGATATGACTACAACTGTTGATGGAACTTTAATGACACTTTTTGTTAATAACCCACATACACCATTTGATCCAACTTGGGTATTTGAGATGACTAGTGAATATTCCCAAACACCTATTATTAACCCTCAGTATCAAGCACCTCAATCAACACTCGTTACAGAAAACGAAAGATATATGCAATTTACTGTAAACGTTAATTTTGAAGATCCTAACTTTAAAGATAAACATACAAACGGTTATTACTCATGGACCTTAGGAACTGCTACCGCTGTAATTTATAGTGGCTTTGTAAAACTTATAACAGATCCAGGAGGAGATTTAGGAACAGTTGATTATGTAAGTAATAACGAAGAAAGAGAAAGTACGGTTTACTATAGACCTAATTATTAAAAAGTAATATGAGAAACACAAACCCAGAAGGATTATATTCGATCAAAGGCTCTAAGTTTGAAGCTATTGATTTACCAATTATCCAAGAACAAAGAGGAAAAGATTACATTAAGTTTGGATTAGATAACCTATTCCCACAAACACTTATTGAGTTATATGATACCTCAGCAATGAACCATACTTGTATTGATGCAATTAAGGATGGAATATACGGAGAAGGTATAAAAGATTATGGTGTTGAGTATATCAATACCGATGGAGAAACAATTAACGATATCTTTTCTAAAATTGCATTAGATTATACACTATACGGTGGTTATTCTGTAAATGTTATTTGGAATAAAGAAGGAACAAGAATTGCAGAGATCTATCATATACCTTTTGCTAATGTAAGAAGCGGAAAACCTAATGAGGAAGATAAAGTAACATCTTATTGGTATTGCTCTGATTGGGAAAAGATTAGAAAACATAAAGCAGTAGAGTATAAAGCTTTTGATGCTACAGATAATAAAAAAGATAATGCAAGTCAAATTTATTACTGTATGAACTATACTCCTGGTAATGATGTTTATCCACTACCTGCATATATTGGTGGTGTTAATGATATACAACTTGATGCTCGTGTAAGTAGATTCCATAATGCAAACATTTCAAATGGATTAGCTCCGTCTATGTTTGTACAGTTTAGAAATGGAATTCCTTCACCAGAAGAACGTAGAGATATTTATAATGAGATAGATGATACGTTTAGCGGTGAAGAAAATGCGGGTAGATTCTTTTTAGCGTTCTCTGAACCAGGAAAAGAATTACAAGTTACTCCTATAGAGAATGCGAATGATGATTATTACATTACTCTCGAGGCAAGGATAACTTCTCGCATCCTTACTGCTCATCGAATTACATCTCCTTTACTCCTCGGTATCAAAGATGGTGCAGGTTTCTCATCTAACTCGGATGAAATAATCACTTCGTATTCTCACTTTATGAATACAGTCGTAAGACCAAAACAAAGCAAAGTTTTAGATACATACGGATATTTACTAAACCTTGCAGGATATAATGTTAGGTTAGAAGTAGAACCAGTGCCAATGATTATAGGTACAGATGCAGATGATCCAGCAGTAGAAGAAAACATAACAAATATAGCAAACGAATAATATGGCAAATACAGCATTACTAGTTTCAGAACAAAGAATGAAGCAATGGACTCAGCTTGACGACAATGTTAGGATGGATGATATTACTCCGTTCATTTTACAAGCTCAGGATATTTACATGCAAGATACTCTAGGTACAAAGTTTTACACAAGATTAAAAGACGGTGTAATTGCTGATGACTTAGATGCAGATGAAAAAGCATTACTTAATGATTACATAGGGCCTACTTTAATGCAGTACGCGCTCTATTTAATGTTACCTAGTATAAAATATAAGGTCGCTAATCAAGGCATCTTAAATGGGACGTCAGAGGAAACTAGCCCTACTACTTTAGATGAGTTACAATACTTAAGACAAAGTACATTGGACACAGCAGAGTTTTATAACAAAAGATTATTAAACTTCTTCCAAGATAATCCTAACTTATTTCCATTTTATCAGAATCCTGGTACAGATGGAATGATGCCAAATAAAAGAAATCCATATTTTAGTGGATTAGTTGTACCAAGAAATAACGAAACATATTATGAAGAAAGATGGGGTGAATGTTCGGACTGTGGTCCTTCCACGTCAATCACAGGCAACTAAAACGAACATAAGTAAACTAAAAATATATTTAAGTAAAGATGGGAAAACTAGACAAAATATTAAACAATTGGTTAAGTAAAAAACTCTTTGTATTTTTTACTGCAACAGCTTTAGCAATCTTTGGAGATCTTACAAGTAGTGACTGGGTAATTATTGCCACAGTTTATATAGGTACACAAGGAGTTATAGATGCAGTAGCAAAGCTTAGAGGATAACAACACAAACACAAATTATATTTCATAACGTATGGATATTAAATCAGTAACTAAAGACTATGTTGAATGCGCAAGTGGCGGATCAGTAACAGCTCCTAATAATGGAAGTTGGATCTCTGCATACGCAATCGCGCTAGGAGCAACAGAAATAGAAAATGGATCTTGGCTGCAAACTCTATGTGAGCAGTTAGGCATAACACAACCTGTAAATAGTTCATGGGTAATTGCATTAGCAAATTATTATGGCATCTCTCAACCTGTAAACGGTTCTTGGTGGTATGCAATTGCAGATGAAGCTTGTAACGGAGTTCCTTCCTTTACTGGTTTACTTGATGATTATCCTGGTGCTACAGCTGCATACTCAATAAGACAGTTAAGAGGTGGTTACACAGGATCTGCTTTTAGAGTTAGAAGAGATAGTGATGATGCAGAACAAGACATCGGCTTTGATGTTAATGGAGATTTAGACACAGCAGCATTAGAAACTTTCTGTAGTGGTACAGATGGATTTGTAGTTACATGGTATGACCAAATTTTAGGTACACCAAATAACTTTGTTGCATCTAAAGAATCTGGAGAACCAAAAGTTTGTTCAAATGGCGTTACAGTTACAGAAAATGGTGAACCTGCTTTGGAATATGCTTTCCCAGGAGCACAGTTTGAGTCAACATATGAAATTTCATCCGATGCTAATATTTATATTAACATGGTGTTTAAAATGGATACCTTTACTGATTTTAATCCTAGATTCTTTGGAAGTGTATCTAACACAGTAAATTTACAAATAGGAACTAATACATCAAATAGATACTTCCTTAGAAATAGTAATACATCAACAAATACAGTTGCTAACTTTACTGTAACAGGAACTCAAAATATTTTAACATTTGGGACTAGTAGTGGAACTCCATACTTCCAAAGAGATGGTGTTAGTGATGCATTTAATATTACTGGTGCGCCAGGTGCAAACTCGCTTAGAACAAACGGATCTTACTTTACACAAGGTTACTCTACATTTGACGAATTTGCAGCAGCAAGCGGAACTGTACAAGAAATAGTTATATATGAAACTGATCAAAGTTCAAATGTAAGTGGAATATTTACAAATGTTAATACTTACTATGATGTAGTTCCTGACTTTACAGGTTTACTTGATACTTATTCTGGTGCTGAGGTTGCTTACTCTGCTTCACGTAGGTTAAGTAATACTTACACTGGTCCTTTAGTTAAGGTTGTTAAGTCTGGATCGGCAGCAACAGATATAGGTTATGATGCCACAACAAATGAATTAGACACAACTGCACTACAAACATATGCAGGCTCTGATACAGTTTATGTAGAA